CCCCGCCATAATGCAATTACGTTGTCCGGTACTTAACGCCCCGGTTGTTGCAACTCAAACAAATACGGTCAATCCCCTGCGTATCTAATCGCAAAGCCTCAAACGCTTTTTTAAGGTCATAACCCAAACCGCCGGGGCGTCCCTCAACATTCCCGTCCAACTCATACAAGATTTCCATTTTAGAGGCGTTGGATTGGTTACGGTTTACCCTTACGTTGGGGTTCATTGCCAATGTGCGCAAAGCGATTGCCGCAACTTGGCGTTGTATTACCGTTTGGAATATCGCCCGTTGTTCAACGATAAAATCGGTTAGGTCGCAACCCACCGTTATTTCACAATTCAACCCGTAATTCAACGTATTAGTGTACATCGTATAGGCTATATCCCACAACTCCGGGTATTCGGCAAATGTTTCCGGGGCGTTGTACATAAACGGGGAAATCTGCAAATACTTTGTCAATTGCCGCCATGCCTCAATATTGCCGTACCCGGTACACGTTCCGCACGGTTCCCGGCTCCAATCTTTCGACACGTTAATTGCTTGCATTCCGGCGGGCAAATCGTCTTGATTGTAGCAAAGGAACCACGCACCCCCGGCGTTGTTTGCGTCGCTTATATACGGCAAAAAACAATCTTCCAACGTAAACCATTGAAAGCCGCCATTTGTCAACGTAAAATTCAAATCAAACGTCTTTACGGGGTCAATCTGCGAACTATGGAAAAGGTATAATTTCACAATCCCGGTTCCGCCTGTCATTTGTAAGCCAACCCGGTGTATTTGGGCGGTAACTCCCATTGCCCGGACGGGGATTATTTCAAAGCCAACCAATTTATGTGCGTTCGGTTGGGTCGCTCTAATACGTCCCGCACCGTCAAAGAACGTGCGCCGTTCCAATAGGTTCTTTGTTTCCTTATCCAACCCCTTTATTTGGGTAAACGTTTGTACCGCCGTGGAAATTCCGTTGCGGGTCAAACGCTCCAAATAGTCGGACAATATATTGTATTTCTCCCAAAAGGTCGAACCCTCGGCGGGAACCTCGGCGACGTTATCAACCAAAGCGACCCAATACAAGGGTTTGCCCGCCGCATCGTTGGCGTATTGTACCACGGTTCCGGCTTTCCATTCCTTTGTATCGTTCCAAACCGGGTATTGAAAACCCCAATTATCCGGGACGATTGCCGCCATATTATCCAACGTTACAAGCGGGTGCGCCCCTTGAAAATATAACCCGCTTTCGGTTTCTGTTAATTGCTCGGCGATTGCCTCGGCGGGATTATATGATTGTTCCCAACCGACGACGTGCAATAACTTATCTTGTATTTCCTTAATCCTATACATAAGCCCAAATATAACCGCCGCAAGTCTTTTTTATACCCTTACAGCATTTAACAATATTACTATCATTTAAACCCGTTTCCCGTTGTGCGTCTTTTACTGATAAGAATGTTTTTATCAAATCGCCGCAAATGGAATACATCGCAATTTGTTTTGCTCGTTGGTGCAATCCGCCTAATCTCCCAACCATATATTCGCCAATCTTTTTATTTAGGCGTGATTTTGTTATTGGATTATTACAATTTTCTTTGGTTGTAACCCAACGCAAATTGTCCGCCCTATTATTCGATTTGTCACCGTCGATATGGTCAACACATGGTTTGTTGTCCGGGTTCGGAATGAAAGCCGCCGCAACTAATCTATGAATATTAACAGATTTACGAATACCATTGCACAATACTACAACATTATACCCGTGCTTATTGGGAACGGCTTTAACTATCTTTGTATTATTACGCACGTTTCCGTAATTACTTATTTCATAATTTGGGAAATCGTATATTACTTTCCAACTTTCCATATCATTAATTAAAAAAAGGGGGCGGGGATAACCACCCCGTCCCCTCGGTTAAATAATTGTTCCGTTTTCCGGCTTATGCGCCTGCACCCCCGGCGGGAAATTCCCCGGCGTTGGTTACATATACGGGCATTCCTAACGGTTCGTTCGGATTGCGTGCTGCAATCTCGGCTTTGATAATCGGATTTGCCACGGTGTCCGGCTTGCTGTTATATGCTACCATGTAGGCAACATCAACGCTAAATCCGAAATACTCCTTAACGGCACACGTCAAATCGGCGGTTGCGTCGCCCATAATCGCCGATTGGTCGCCCACGGCGGTATAATAATGCGAACCAACGGGCAAATCAATGTACGGCAATCGTACAATGTCCCATTCGTGGAAATTCGCACGGGTACGGCGGTACGCTTCACGGTCAACACGGGTTAAAATACCAACGTTTCCATCAGCAACGGCAAACATTGTTCCCATTTTGCCCGCTTCGTCGGTTACGTTGTTGGTATAATGCAATACTTTATTATCGTATTCCATGCGCTTATTAACGTCGTTGTAAACGCCATGTTGCGCCAACTTACGAATTAGGCTATCAACCCCCGCATTTGCGATAAGGTGGATATATTCCGGGTAACAATTCGCTCGCATGATTGGGTTAATGTCGCCCAAAATCTCGGTTGCCATTTGGGTTGGCACTTGTACAACGTTCCCGGTCTGCGTGTAATTGAGCAATGTTTTGAACACCTGCGTTTTGTTCGCCTCCAATGCGGCAACGGCTCCTTTATCCAAAGCGTCCGCCAACGCACGAGTTGTTTTCTCCATTTTGCGCATAAAGTCATGGTTGTACGAAATCTCATTGTTTGAGTATGCCGCCGGAACCATTGTAAAACCAATTGCATACGTCGCCCAAACAAGCGTTACCAATGCGGACGTATTTTCGTTATCAGCAATAACGCACGAACGCACGTTGCTAACCTGTACGTTTTCGTCATAATTGATAACGGGAACCTGTACCGTGTTACCGATACTTACTAATGCTCTATCCCTCAAATTGGGACTAATGATTGAGTTGGGGGCGTTGGTTTGCTCAATAAAGAAATCCAATGCGCCGTACTCACACGGGCGGAACATATTACGGTCTAACTCCGGGTTCTCTATCCGCCAATTTTGTACTCTCGTTGCTATTAAACTCATTGTTTAAAAAATTAAATTGTTTATAAATGCGGGTTTACCCTTTACCCGTGTTGTCTTTTACTTTTCCGGTAATGCGGAAATATTGTTGTCTTTCCATGCTTGTTGCATTCCGGCGTCAAATTCAGCCGTTCCGACTTTTAACCCTTGTTGTTCCAACGTCGCCGTAATTGCGTCGTATGCCTCAACCCTCGTTTTTGCGCCGGATATGTCAACGGTAATGTTACCGCCTGCACCGCCGCCCGCCGGGAGATTGGTTCCGCCGCCCGCCGCTTGGCGTCCTTTATCCAAAATACCCATTGTTTCCAATTCACGGGTCAAAAGGTCGCCGGGGGTGTACGGGTTCAACTGATTGTTCGGGTTGCGCATGATTGCGCCGTTTTCGTCCTTAAACACTAACATTTTGCCGCCTTTGCCGTCGTCGATAAATTCCGGGTTCATACCCTTAATTTTGTCGATTGCTTGACCTAACAAAACCTTTGTTGCGCTTTCCGGCAATCCTGCCTTAAACTTCAATCCGGCGGTTGCTGTCTGCAATGCCGTTTCAACACGAATGCCGAACACCTCGTTTGTGTGGGTTTGTTCGGCTTGGTCGTATTTCGTTTTGAGGTCGTTGTATTGGGTCGTAACGCTTTGCAAATCTGCCTTTGCTTGCTTCAATGCCTTTGCGGTTTCCGCATCCGTTGCACCGTCGGCAATGGCTTTTTCCAAACGTGCCTTTTCTTTGGTTAGGCTGTCAATCTGTGATTGCAGACCGTTTGCGCCCTCAACTTTGGTTTTGAGCTCGGTTAATACTCGTTTGGCGTAATCAAACGTTTTTTCGGTTCCGTTCTTGGCGATACCGGAAACGGCTAAAATGTCCGCCTCCAAACCGCCGTAAATTTCCCCGGTTTTTTTCGCTATTACGCTATTTTCGTCGTTGACGGACAATGTTGTAATTGCCGCAATTTGTTCGTCGGTTAATCCGGCTAATGCCGCATTTGCAACTAAAATTTCTCTCGTTAACATAATTCTTTCCCTTTGAATTAATTAAGTGCGATTGCTTCTACTGCTCCGCTGTTTGCGTTAATAATATCAATTGTGTATTTTGGCGAATCCCCGGTTGTGTCAACCAACCAACTAACAACACGTGCATGGCTGATTTTCTTTTCAACCTCTTTTGTTACCAAAATGACGTCGGTAATTGTTCCGCCCTCAATACATTCAATCAACTTTTTCTTTGTGTTGCCATCCAATGCGGCGGCGGTTGTTGTTACTTCAATAACCAAATTGTCCTGCTGTGCAATCTGTGCCATAATCGTATTTTTAATGGTTTAATACTCTGTTACTTTTTCGCTCCGGGTTTATCCTCGGCTTCTGCCTTTGCCTTTGCATCGGCTTTGGTTTCTTTGGCGGGTTCCGCCGGGATAACTCCCGCCGCTTTCAATTCCGCCAAAATTTCAGCCTTTAACGCCGCTTTTTCCTCGGCTTTGGCTTTCGCCTCGGCTTCTGCCTTTGCCTTTGCATCGGCGGCGGCTTTTTCCTCGGCGGCTTTCTGCTGTGCGGCGGTTCGTGCCGCTTTTTCCTCGGCTTGCGCCTTGACGTACTCGTTGGGGTCGTGCAATACGGTAATCGTGTAACCTTGCTTTTTCAGATTGTCGGCAATGCTATTTTCATAACCCTTTTTGCCGAACTTCTGAATACGGGGAATTGATAACCGTTTGCCCGTTTCGCTGTCGAATTTCTTAATTTCGATAACGCAATGATACAAATGTTTCTCATTGTCCGGGACAATGTAGTTTTCGGGCGTAACGTCGATAATCGCAACGTCTTTAGTTTTGCCCTCGCTTACTTTCACTCGCATAATCGTTAAATTTATTTGTTATAAAATTTATCTTAGAGTTGAACGGCATATTATACCCAAACTCTAACACGTTCAAATATTCACGCTCAAATCTGCGTACAAAGTTAGCAAAATTCAACTTTATACGCATATCGTTTTCGCTGATAATCTGTTTGCCGTACAAATCCAATACCTCGTTACGGGTTAAATGTCGGTACGGCTCCAATTCCGCCAACGTCAACATACGTTGCAATTGGGTTGGGTTGTTCCGGTATTCCGTTTCGATAATTTGGTTTTGTAGGGCGTCTAATTCCGCCTCGCTTGCGCCGCTTTCCTTTGCCACTTTGTAACGTTCCCGTAACTCCGTTGCGTTGGATAAATAAAACTCCGTGCCGTAATTGACTTTTGCAGAAATAAACAAACCGCCATACCTCAAACGGCAAACGGTTTCATCGACGAATTGTTGCGCCGCCTCAAATCCTTTCTTTACTCGGTTTAATACCGTGCTTTGGCTCTCAAAATTCGCCTGTATTTGTTGCTCGTTCAATGCGTCCCGTGTGGTTATTTCCTCGTTGGTTCCAACAACCGACGTAATAATGTCATTCTTTAGGCGGTTTTCTTCCTCAACGTTATAATCCAAACTCCCACGGTCAACGGTTAGCATTTGCACCGGGTTACGCAAATCGGGTTGTTTATCCCCGTCCGGTATTGGTATTTCAACGAACGAACCGACGCCGTTAATACGACTATCCCCGCATTTGGGGCAACGCATCAAAAGCCCGGCGGCGTCCAATCTATAAAACCCTTGTTTGTCTTTCAAAAACCCACCGTCGCAATAATCGCCATTTTCGCCGTTACTGAAATCGCATGATTGTTCGTAACCGGAATATATCGGATATGCTCCGTATAAATCTAAATGTCGTTTACTGATATGGTAAAACAAAAACCAATCCAACGCCTCCAATTGCTTGGTTAGCGGGGATTGCTTAACGTCGGGTTCCGATAAACTCAACGGTTCGTTCCAAAAGAAACGGGCGGGACAATAACCGACGTCGTGCGGGTTATCAATCAGCAATTCGCCGATATTGTGGTTTTTGTCCTCTCTGAAAACTCTATAACGTTCGTCGTCAATTACTGCGATACGTTCCCCGTCCTGCCTAAATATGATATAATCCATTACCCCCGTCGTCGGGTTAGCTCTGTAATCAATCACGGACGCAATAGGCAACCAATAAAAATACGGTTGCGGGTATTTGTCGGCGGGGTTTTGTTCGCTCGGCATATCGACAATAAGAACGCTATTTATTTCGGTTTGGAAAAACTCCCATCCTTTTGTACTCCAAATTTCCGGTTCGTGTAATACGTCTTGGCGGTAATACTCCCAATCGTCCCTTTGTTCCGGGTTTTGGAACTGATAATTGAACGCCGGGTTACGACCGTCAAAAATCCGGCTCAACTTATCAAAACAAACGCCCGTTACCTCGTTTGTTTTAACGGGGTAACGGAACAATGTTTTGAACATCTTAAATTTGTCATGCGGCAATAGGTTAGAAACAAATGCCATAAAATCCGTAATCGGTTGGCAAATGTCAAACGACGTTATACGGGTGCGGGCGTGAAAATTAATGCGCTGTTGATGATAAACGGCTTTGTTTATCGTCTTACGCTTTTTCGGCTCCGTTATCCGCTTTTTTATTTCGCTTATATCCAATCCCATTGTCTTTGTCAAATTTAAAGTCTGAATTTTCCGGCAATCTCCAACCGCCATTATTAGGCATTCGCAAAAGACGTTCGGCGTGCGTAATCTCGAATTGTTCGGTTACGTTCAATGTATCATTGATTAACGCAACCTTTTGTACTTTCGCCGCCATATCGTCAACCTCCTACGGCAACTTTTAAATCCGTCAACGGATTAAATTCCGGTGCAATGATTGTGAGGTTGTCGGAATAGTTAGGCAAAAACGCCCATTGTATTGCGTTGCTGTCCGGGGCTTCTAATCCGCCATGCGTTTTGTCGCCAATGAACAACGAACGGATAGGAATAGGATAATACGTTGTCTTTACCGTTTCATCCTGTATTGCTTCAATACTTCCGTTTTCGTCAAACAGATAAACGCCCAAATTGTCCGCCCAACTTTCGCATTGCAATTCTTTCATTGCCTTAATTACTGATTGGGGGATTTTACGCATTACGCCCGTGAACGGGTTCGGTTCACGCCCTATAATTTCTTCAACGCCTCCCAATGTTTCGTTACCGCCGCCAAAGGTTCGGGCGGCTCCGGCTTCGTTGGTCGGGGCTTGGATATACGGGGAAACAACAATTTTTGTGCTATCAGCCGCCGACAATAACGGCGTCCATGATGCAAGCAAAGTAATTGCCTTTTCCGTGGTAAAACTGTTTTTGCTTCCATCGTCTTTGGTTAGACGTTGAAACGCTACCTTTTGGATTTGCCCGAAACTTTCGGCGCATTTTACGGCGGGAATATCGGGCAATGAAGCCGCCGCCGGACACTTACAAGTAATCATACTCTTTAAATTTTAACGTTAAAAATTACATTTGTTACCTCGTTGGGCTGTCCCTTTGCCCTCTGTATTACTTCTACGTTGCAAAGTTATAAACTTTTTCCGTTATAAACTTGCATATCTCAATTAAATTGTTAGTTACGACGTTTAACGCCCCGGTTTGCGTGTGCGTATGGTTGTATATTACCGTCGGCAATCTCTTTTTCGTAAATCCCGGTTAATCCGTCCTCCGGGTCGTCGTGCGTGTTCGCATCGAAATTGCGCAAAAAGGTTGTAACATGGTCGTAAATCGCTTTGTACCGGGTTTCCCAACCGAACGGCATAATAATACTTTGATTTACCATTGCGGACGCCGTAATTATCCGGCTTTCCTTATTGCCGCCTTGATAAAACGGGTCTGTCATTGCCCGCATTTTCTTTTTAATAACCTTTTCGTAACCCGCACCGCCGTTGTTACTCTCAACCCATACTTTTTGCGTGCCGTTCCTGTTAATCATTGCCGGAACGGTTACGGTTGTAACGTCCGTATTTTCGTCCGTCATTTCCATATCCGTAATTAAAGCAAATAACAACGGTTCCATACGCTTTGTTTTCTCGTTGAAAATCATGTTGTCCGATTTATAAACGTCATACGTGGCGGCAAACAAAAGGTCGTCCCCCTCATCGGCAACATCTATGTATGCGCCGGAACGTATGTACGTGCCGTAATCGGATTTTTCAACCCATGTTTTGAACGGTTGATATAATCGACCCTCGGCGGAACCGGGGTTGCCTTGATAGAGGCATTGAAATTGTACCGGGTCTAATGCTTTTTGCGCTTCCAACTTTTGCTTACTGTGTCGGCTTTCCCATAATGCCGCCCCCGGTTCCCGTGGGTCTATCTCGGTCGGTTCCCCGGTTTTCAATCCCTCAAAATTTATGCGCACCCACGCCCCCGGCGTTACGTTCTCTAAATCCGCCCAACACTTAACATCAATAATCGTTTCGCCGCTCTTTTCAATGCGCCCTATCAAATCGTCGTCGTGCCAACGGGTAAATACAATCAATTCTTGACTATCGTTGTGTAAACGGGTGCGTACAACGGTCGTGTACCATTTCCACGCCGCCGCCCGTACTATCGGGCTGTTACCCTCGGCGTAATCCTTATACACGTCGTCCAATATCGAAACGTCCACGGTTTTAGACGTCAGCGAACCGCCACGACCGACGACACGCAACGACCCCTTACGCCCTACCATTTCGATAACATCGGAATTGCGCAAATAGGTATTAGCCATTGTTACGACGTTTGACCCATTTAAGTACGTGCCGGGGAATAATTCACGATACCGGGGCGTGTCGATTATTCGTTGAACGTCCCGGTTAAAATCCCGTGCGATTGTCGCCGCATACGAACCGATACATATTTTGCGGTCGGGGTCTAACCCCAACATAAATGCGGGTAATTTACGGCTCGACCCCTCCGATTTGCCATGTTGGGGCGGTTGTTGTACAATCATCTTTCGTATTTTGCCGTGTGCAAACATATCCAACAACGTATAATAAACGACGTGGAACGGCTCTAATACTAAATCCGGTTGCATATACCGGGCAAAGTTTATAAGGCGTTTACGGGCGGCGGCTTTAACAAGCAAATCCGGTTGTTGCCGGATTGCGTCGTACATCTGCAATAATTGTTCGTTGTTCATTGCTTTGCTCCTTTCTCCCATTTAGCACACGCCCGACGCCCCCGGACAATGTAATATTGATAATGCGGGCAACGTAAACAAATCGGGTTCCCGTTCAAATCCCGGTGTCTATGGTCGTCCGTTATCCATTCAGAAAAACGGCACGTATCGCAAATTTCGGTCGTCCATTCCGGTTGCTTGGTTCCCGGACGGGGTGCGGTTACTCTCTTTGCCATTATTGCGCCCCTCCTTTCTCGGCTAATGCCTTTTGAAACTCGGCGGATTGCAGTTTGTCAGCAACCGCAAACAACATATCGTCGGGGATTGCCTTAACGTCGTACTTTGGTTTATCGTCGTCGGTCGTGGCGTTATATCCGGGTATCTCAATTTTAATCGGGGCGTCAAACCCTAACATCTTTGCCCGGCGTTGTTGGATATTCAAAAGCAAATCTAAAAACCGGGGGTTCCCGGCGGACGTTTCGGTTGCGGTTTCATTGTACCCGTAATATTCCGGGTCGCCGTCCTCGGCATCGGTTTTGATTGGTCGCCCTTTGTTGGTTTTCTCTTTGGTGCGCATCTTTCCGGTTTTCGACGCCTCCCACGCCTCCCATGCTTGTTGCTCCATCTTATCAAGTTTGCGCAATTCCTGTGTAACGTATTCGTCGATACTTTCCAACCGTTCCCGCTTCCATTCGATAAGGCATTGTTGCAAATCGTAATAAACCATTTGAAAGGTTATTGTATAACCCATTCCACGGGCGGACAAATCCCGGTTCAATGCGTCCGCAATTTCCCGGTACGAATAACCACGCAAAAATAAATCGGCACAAAACCGAATGTCATAAATTCGTTGTTCCTCGGAACGTTTGTTGTAGCCTAATGGCTTCTTTCTCTTTTTCATCGTCAAACCTCCTTAATCGTCAAATCGTATTCCCATACATACCCGCCCGCCGTTTTATACACTCCTTTACAACATCGGGTAATTGTTATATTTTTTATTCCCGTTTTTCTTTCCGCTTCCCTTATAGATTTATACCGGGCAATTTCGTTTCCGGCTTTTGAACGTTGTATTACAGATTTAGCAATTTTATTATGTTTGCCGTTATATGTATTGTTATACTGATTATCGCACCATTCCAAATTATCGGCATTATTATTAAACTTGTTTTCGTCCTTATGATTTATTTGTTTCCGGTTATTTAGATTTTGAACAAATGCCATTGCAACCAATCTATGAACCAACAACGCATTTGGTTTACCGGACTTCGATAACCTTACTTGCAAATAACCCTTGCCGCTTATAGTTGGTTTTAGCAACTTTGTTTTTCCTGTCCTCCCATAATTGAGGCTTTTTACATTACCATAATTGGATATTTGGTAATTCTCAAAACCGGGTATATCTTTCCAAACTTCCATATATCTTTTTTTGCAAAGGTAACAAATGTTTTTCGATTGCAAGTTATTTGCGTGGAATTTCCATTTTAAGAGGCTTTTGTTATTAACTCAATACTTTTATCGTCTTAATGGTTATCTTTTAACCACGGGGCAAATTTACGGGTTTTCCGGGGCATTGCCAAACCTTTGTTATCTCATGTACATAAACGGCAAAACCCCGGCTTTGTTTCCGGGGCTTTTATGCCTATTGTCCTATACCGTTTTCGTATCTCCCATTTGAGCAACGAAAATAATGTTGCGTTCCACGGGGGTTGCTGTATTCCGTTCCCCCTTTCATTTCCTTTATTGCCAAACATACCGGGGCGGGCTTTCCATTTACCGGAAATTCCGGGTTAAAATATCGACACGTTCCGCATATCTTTTCGGGGCGTCGATTATCCGGGGCGCATTCGGTCGGCATATTCGGAATTATATCCGGGCAATTATTTTTTGCTTTCATGCTTTTGCGCTTTGATAGTTACCCATTAACCCGGATATTATCCGGTCGGCGGTTGTGTGTCGCCATTCTCTTAATCTTTCATCCCAAATAAAGCAAATATTGGGATTAGCAAACATCATACATGGGTTTTTGCAATTATCTTTCATTGTTGCGCCCTCCTTTTCGGTTCTTTTGTTGGTTCTTTGCCCGGCGTTTATTTCGGGGGTTCTCTTTCAAATCGACCCGTTGGATTTGTATTTCGGAACCGGGGAACATATCAGCAAAGAAAGCCGCCATTGCTTCCACTTCTTTTGGTACATCGTGCGCCTCCGGTTTCTTGTACTCCCTTTTGCGTTCTGGTTGCTTTTCCATTTGGACGGCGGGGCAAACATCGATAAGCGGGCAACCCTTACAAGTGTTCACGGGCTTTGCTTTCTTTTCACTTTCGCAAATCGCTTTATGTTTCCGGGCGTAATCCGCCGTTCTAAATTCGTGGAAATCGTCCCGGTGTGCACTTGCACGTGTGAACATTTCCATTGCTTCAACCGCAATGCGGGCTAAAATAAAATCCGGGGTATCATTAAACGCCTTTTCCATTGAATTACGGTTTACTACCTCGGCAATCTCGTTAATAAATTGTTCTCTGTTATTCATCGCTCTATTATTTTTGGGGTTTATATTCTTGGCAACGTAAATTCCCGCACCTTTGTTCAGATTTGAACGCCTCACAATAACCGTTCCCGTTTACGTCCTCATACATGAAATTGGAACAATCGCCGCAACCTTTGTTCGGTTCGTGCTGGTGTGTCCGTTTATAATTTGGGTCGGTTTGGCGTCCTTTTACTTTGTCGTATGCCATTTCCAACAAATCCCGTTGCGGTATGCCTAATATTGCGGCGGAATGAAATACGACGGCGTTAAGGTCTGCCAATTCATCAATTACGGCGTTCATGCGTCCGGGGTCGTCGAATGTCGGCATTGCGTGTTTTACCGCCTCTTTGTACTCGTTAAATTCTTCCTCCATTTTCCGGCAACGGGACGCAATATTTGTTCCGAACAACTCATTAAACAGATTGGCAATTTGAGCAACAACCGGACGGGCGGGTTGCTCCGTGTAATTCTCGGCGGGGGTTCCTTTTGGTTCAAATTCCCGTTTAAAATCCTTTTCCGGGCGTGCGGTAAATCGTCCGTTCAATTCCCGGATAATATACCAACTTTCCGGCACGTCAACGAATATGCCGTTGCCATTGGGAAAAGAAAATATTGCTTTGCCGTCCGGTGTGCGGGGCGTTACAAAGGTTCCCCCTCCGGTAAACCTCAACACGTCGTCCACATTGTCCCGGCGAAATTGGATTGCGTCAACCTCTAACAAGGTGCGACAATACCGGGTTCCCGCCGTGGCGTCCGGGTCAACTAAACGGGTGCGCATTTCCTCCGGGTATTCCTCCGGGTCGTACTTCATATAAACCGACTGCCTACCATCGGCATAAAAGAACTCAATAAGACGGTCGCCCAATCGTCCCCGGATTGCCTGTTTTAACGCCTCAATCCTTTGTCCCTCGGCTTTATCGTTTCCCTCGCTTCCATTTTGCGCCCAACTCAAACGTATTGAGGTATCGGACGCCGTAACCTCAATTTCTTGTTTTGTTATGTCCTCAATCATTGCGCACATATCGCAATCAAAGGGGCTTAATACTTGTTTGTTCATCGCTCTAAAAATTTATTTGTTATTACTATCCGGGGCGGCTTCAACCTTAACCCCGGCAATTGTTCCGTTATAATTAAATTCCAATGTTTCGACGCCCTTAAATCCCCCGACGATACGCAACAAACGCCAATAAATCGTTTTCCGGTCGCTCCTATGGAATTTATCGCATTGCCTACCAATTCCGGGACAATCTTCCCTTTTAATTTTGCAGCGAACGCAACGTTGCGTAAATATTGCGGGGTTGTTGTTGGCTAATCGTGCATCCGCCGCCGTCCATATCTCGGCAATCAATACCATACCCCGGTAAACGCAACGTTCGCCGGGGCTGTATTCTCTATTTGGGTCGAACGGTTCGGGTTGCTTTACTCTCATTCTTTGCCCGCTTCGTTTACATAGTCAAACAATGCGTCCAAATCTTCCTTTGCGCCTTTTACGCAAATTCGTACCCTATCGCCGCCCGCTAATGCGGTTTCGACAATCTCACAATTATACCGGGGGGCGTTTATCTGTATCATTGCCGCCGTGGTATTCGTTACAAACTCGTTTCTTTCTTCCATGCTCTCGGATTTTTGTAGTAAATAAAATGTTTCCGTTGGTTCGTTCTCGCTTTGGCACGCCCCCAACAAAAGCGTTGCCAAAGATAACAATAAAATCTTTGCTTTCATCGTTTTACCTTTCTTTTAATCCATATAAACCGTATGCCAATGCCGACAAACAATATTTTCGCCTCAATGTCAACGTAACGGTCGTAACCGTTGACCGCATCCACGGACACGCCGGGAACAATAAACCAACTCTTATACTTCCAATATTCCCGGACGTAAACAGACACGCCAACCCGTCCGGCATGGAACCCAATTTGCGCCGTATGTACGTCGCCATTGTTGCGGATAATTCCAACTTGTTTTTTACTCATTTCCTTTTCTGTTTAATAATTCGTAACTCTGTTTATCAACTACCAACGCCCGTGGATATTCGGTTATTACGCCTTTGGTATAAACCAAATTGTAAATACCCAATTGTCCCTTAATTGGAAACTCAACAACTCGGCGGGGGTTCCGCATCATCCAACCGAACCCCTTTGTAATAGATTTGCGTTTTTCCGGCGGTATGCGGGTATTTTCCCAATCTTCCGGGGTAAACTCGGCGACGGGCTTAACGTCGTACAACTCAACCAACCCCAACGTTACCCCGTTTTCATATCCCGGAATTACGGGATTAGCGGACGAACAAACCATTAAATCGCCCCGGTACGGCGTGTTTTTACTGCGTACCTCAATACACTTTTCGCCGTAAACAATCCCGTTGTCCTCATACGCCGCCGTTACCAACTGCGTTGCATACGGGTTTTTAACGGTTAATGCACGCCAACGGTCGTGCAATTTCGGTTTATAATCTTTGTTATTATACTGCATAATCATTTGTTATTATCGGGTTCGTTTTCGCTTTCGTCGTTCGGTTCCGGGTAATTGATAAATCCAATTTGCCGGACGCTTTGGATTGGCTCGTAAATGATAACGGCAACATCGCCGTCCGTCCTTATGCCAACTAATCGACAATCGGCGGGAACTTCAACCCTTATTTCACTTCTTTTCATTGAATAAATCCCAATTTGCCGGGACACAATAACCGGGCAATGTTTCCCGCTCAATCCCGGACGCTCTTATAAAACTATCTTTCCAATATATCCGGGGCGTTTTGTCCGGGTGCGCCTCCCAATAATCGAAAACATCATTGTAAAACATCAATGTTTCCCGCTTGGTATATCTGCAACCGCTTTGCAACCCTATCTTAAACAAGTCAACAAACGGGTACGACAAAGCAATTACAGAAAACGCCCGGTCAAACATTCCCACGGGGATTGGTTCAACGCTTGCAAAGGTACGGAACCCGTGGCGTTTCGCCCGTGCCAATGCGTTTATACGCATCCGGTTTGAGCTTGCTTTTGGTTCCAATTCGTCGCACCCGGTCAACGTGGAACCAATGGCAATGCGGGATTTATCCCAACCCTCGGACGCCTCGGCAAAGTCGATTAAAATATTGATACCCTCGGCGCATTTGCTCAACACTTTAACCGGGACGCCGTGGCGTTGACAAACGCCGATTGCTTGGCGGGTCAACCTTTGCGTTTCCGGCAATAACGGGTCGGTCGTAAACGAAAAGAATAACCCGGTTTTTTGCAATTCGCCCTTATGCTTCAACAACTCATTCGTAAATATATCCAATGCGTATGGATATTCCCGTAATGCCTTTTTCAATTCCGGGGTATTGCCGCCCAACACTTTTGCGCCCCGCCCTTTGCGCAAATAACAATACGTGCATCCGTTGGAACAACCAACGTAAAAGTTGGCGGCGTTCTCGGCATATTCCCCGGCTTTTCCCTTTGGGCTGTAAATAACCCGTCCGTTTATCGCTCCCATACTCAAACAGATTAAAACGGTAAATCGTCGGTTACGTTGGGGGCGGGTGCATCCGGCACGGGCGGCGGCGGGGCTTGCGTTCCGGCTCCGGTTCCTTTGGGCGTCAACATTTCCATATCGGTTGCGACAATTTCGGTAATATACCGTTTCACGCCTTGCGCATCGTCATAACTTCGGGTTCTTAATTCCCCCTCGATATAAAGTTTATCGCCCTTTTTGACGTACTGATTAGCAACCTTTGCTAACCCATTTTGCAATACAATGTTGTGCCACTCGGTACGCTCCGGGATTTGCCGCCCGTCCTTTGTAACATAACCTCGTTTCGTGGTTGCCAACGAAAAGGTCGCAACACAACCGCCGTTGTCGAACTCCTTAAAATCCGGGGCTTTCCCGGTATGTCCTAATAAAGTAACTTTGTTTACACTCATAACTATTTGAATTTAATACCATCCAACAAATACAATTTCTTATTATCAGACCAACCCGCCGCCATGTTTAAGGCTTTCCGGTCGTCGTCATGCACAAACTCGCAATACCACGAATTGCCGCCAACGTTCGCTTTTTCTTTTAGTCGTACCAATTTACCGACAATGTACCGGGCAAACTTGGCGTATGCGCTTGTTTCCGATATATGGATAATACGACGTTCGGCGTTTATTTTTGGCAATTCTTCGATTTGCGGGCGTTTTTCCTCGGCGGGGTATCTTTGTACTCTCTGAAAGTCTTTTTTGATTGACGACCGGGAAATTGCCCCGTAATCGGGTTGCCTCTTTTTGGTTCTCATACTTCTTTGTAATTTGGGTTTAATTGTCCCGTTTTAGACAATGCAACCCGTTTTCGAGTTATTGGATTATTGGAATTTTGTTTGCGGGTACTCCAACGTAAATTAGTTGCATCGTTATTGGCTCGGTTCCCGTCGATATGGTCTATTTCCGGCAAATTATCCGGGTTCGGAATGAAAGCCGCCGCAACTAATCTATGTAATCGAAACGTTTTGCGTTTTTGATTAATACAGAGTACAACGCCCTTATATCCCTCTTTATCCGTATGCGGTTTCAATATTCGCCCTTTTATTTTGTGGCAATTCTGTAACCGTCCATTTACAACCATATCTTTAGAACGAACCCGCCCGTAATTGCTAACCTCGTAACGTTGGTTATAACCGTCTATCTCTTTCCAAACTTCCATACTCATTTTTAATTAACTCTATTATTTTCACATTTCCGGGATAAATACGCATTTTGGTTTTATTACCGTTTTCCCATTCGTTATGGTGTTCAAAGCAAAGTATATTTATATTCCTTGCATCGTGCGCCGCTTCCGGGAATGCGCCACGGGTTAATATATGCGAACAATAAACGGCGGAATAATTCCGTAACGGCTTTAAACATTCCTCACATCGGTGCGGCTTATGCTCCCAAACCCAACGGAAAAAGCGTTCATTTGCCGCCATGATATTTGCACCCCGTCCCGTAATACAATGCCCGAACAATTCCCGTTGTATCTCAACCCTCAAACGAATATCCATGCGGAAATTACGCAAATCCAAAAGGGGATTATACCCCCTTTGGATGCAATAATTGTATTCGTCCCGGTCTGTCAACAAATACGGTTCCATACTCTTACATTTCCGCCGTTTCGTCGTTCGGTTCTGGGTCGTCCGCCGGGTCGTTAATATCCGGGAACAATCCGTTATCCTCTACCTTTTCGGCATTCAATCCGGGTGCGGGTTCGCCATCAGCCCCGAACAACTCCAATTGCGCCTTTTTGCCCTTGAAAAGAAATGCGTAAACCTCGGTTTCAATGTCGGCGGCAATTTCTTCTAATTCTTCCTCAAACCCGAACGTTTCCGTATTGAATTTAAGGCGGGGCGAATTGATTGCGGTTTTCTGATTGTTAGACACGGTAAACAACCCGGTTAAAACAACCCCTACGTTATCGTCTTGACCGGAAAAGGACACGCCCCGAACCTCTATGTTTTTCAACATTTCGTCGGCAAAATCCCGTGATAATTCGCTTTGCTTTTTGGTTGCCTTGAAATCGGACGTTTCAACCATTGAAAGAAAGGACGTAATATTAAAAATCCGTCCCATGATTGGGCGCAAACGGTCGAAACAATCCCGCAAATCCGGGTGTATGTCCTTTGCACTTTCGACGTGGTATTTGTTCGTGTAACTCTCATTACCGATTGTTTCGGTAACTTCATAATGTACGTCTAACCCGCCGTCCTTTAATGTCTTGACTTTCGACAATGCAAACGCCTTTTCGCTTGGTATCAACATAACGTTTGCGGCTTTTTTTTCTTCGCTCATTTTTTAATTATTTGATTGTTACCGGGAATACGCCCGGAACGGTTTTATAACTTAAAATTCTGTTTCGTCCAATAATTCCCGTGTCTTACTATTCGACGGAACCGCCGGGCGTTCCGGTTCCGGGGTTGGTTCCGGGACGGGTTCCCCGGTTCCGATTGGTTCCGTTACCGGGTTGGGGTCGTGGAACTCAATATTGCGCCCGCCTTTGGGCTTTTCCGGCTCAAATTGGGCTTTGAGTTGTTCCGCCGGGTATTCCTTTTGCGCTAACTCAATAATCCCCAAATTAACCAATTCCGGGACGCAACGGCGCAACGCCCTTATGTCCTCTAATGCGTCATGCGCCGGGAATGTTTCGCCGGGGAATAACTTACTATATAATTCCTCTAATTTGGGATATTTTCCCGGTCGCCCGTTTGAATACAATGCGCCGACAAACTTAATTGTTTTCATCATTGTATCAATGCGTTTACCCTTATGTAATGCGTCCTCAACATGTGCGTCGTAATATTCCCGTCCACAATAGCGCAAAACGTTTGCTTTTAACATTGAACTATCAAAGTAAATGTTGTGCGCACATACAAGCGGGGCGGCGTTGGCATCCGCTAAAAATTCGTCCACAACCTCGGCAAACGGCACGCCCTCGGCAATTGCCCGTTCGGTTGTTATACCATGAATTGCGGTCGTTTCCGGGGGTATCTCGTAATTATCGGGTTTGATAATATAACTTTTTTCCTTATCGCCCAACGACCACGCCAATTGGACGACGTGCGGGAATTGCTCAAAATCCGCATCCCATTTCAAACCCTTTGCCGGAACCCCGGTTGTTTCACAATCAAAGAAACAAACATCTTTCAAATCAAATTTTTGCATAACCTTAAATATTAAATCGTTAATTACTGTTTTCGCTCTCATTGCGGTATTTATCCCGCTTTTTTTCCAATTCCAAAACGTCCCGGTTTTCGTCTATATACTTTTGGACGTCCCGGTTACAAAACGGTTTTCCGTCCAACCAAAGCAAATGCCAATACGGTACGTTTTCCATCGGTTGCCCCTTAAATTTACCTTGCGGCATCGGGGATTTGTCGTTTAATTCCATACTAAAAAAGTCTTTTTTGCCCGTCCTCGTTGGGGGTTTGTTCAACATATTTTGCCCGTGTAATCCAAACGCACCCGCACCGCAAACACTTTATCCGGCTGTAATGCTTTGGCGTGTATTCGTGGCGGATAATCCGCCAACCCGCCAACGGGTAATTTTTCCGCTTTCCGTTACACTTGCAAAACATACCTACAACGTTCGGGGGTCGTCAATAAATGTATTGTATTCCTCGGCGGCTATCTGTTTGAGCGTTTCGATATGTTCGATTAACTCGGCGTTCGACAAATCCGCCACGGTGCGCAAATCGTGGGAATATACCCCCGTTTCCTCGTTGACCCGTTCAACGTACATAATAGGGGAAAATTCCCTCAAACGTCGTTCGGTTTGTTCCTCTGTAAGACGTTCGCCCGCCTCCCAAATTGCGTGCTTAAACGTCGGTACAACATAGTTGAAATAATACCCTTTCAAAGCCTCGGACGAACCGGGGGACGCTACAATAAACCGGGCAATAATGCGGGAACCTTTCCAACCCTTGAAAAACTCGTTTAATTCCCCCATGTACATTGCCAACCCGCCGTTATTGTTTATTGTCCCCGTTGCTGTTATTTCTCGCTTTTTCATCGGCTATTAATTTTTTCATTGTCTTATTAAACGCTGTCATTCCGATTGTATGGATAACGTCCCGTTCCGCCCGTGATAACTTCGTTTCCCGCTTATCCAATACTTTTGCAAATGCAACAACAAATTCGCCCGGCTCCAACAATCCGGCATTGTGCAACCCGTCGATTGGGTGCGCTTTCAAACGCTCGGTTGCTTTCAATGCTTTGCGGGCTTTTTCCCGACTTTCCCATATTTCCCGAACCTCGGCGGCGGCGTTGTCATAAAACAACCGCATTTTCAAAACGTCGGCAATTGACAAATCAGCCACGGCGGTTGGTTGCTCTTTTTCCGGCTCCGGTTCCGTCGTAACGGGTGCAACCTTACCGTTATTCACTCCATAACCGAACAACGCAAAATCCCCCTTTGTTGGGTCGTCCGGGAATATCTCGGCGAAACGGTCGGTTATCTCAATGGCTGTTTGCAAATCCGGCGTCCGACGTTTTACAAGCCCCAACCGCAATGCCTGTTTATGTACGTGGGTATCTAATGGAATGATTAAATTACGGGGGTCGCAAATCGTCCACAATCCAAAGTCAACCGGGGAACCGTGGCGGCACATCCAACGCAAAAACATACATAAGCGTTTGCAACCGCTTTTCGTTTCCATATCCGGCACGCCCTTAACATCGCCGAAAAGACGTTGCAATTGTTCCAACGGACGCCCGCCCGGTTGCGCTTGCAATGCCTTTTCCATGTTCTCAAACTTACTATATACGTCAAACAAGCGGGCGCAAAGGTCGTGGAAATCGGCGTATGTAAACGTTCTATAAAAATTCTCTTTACTGCCTTTGTATTGCTTCCATTCCGGGGCGGCTCCCTGCGTATCGGTTCCAACAATGTAATGATACGGCGCACCCTTGAAAATTTCCCGGTCGATAAAATCCGCCTTTTGGATTATCTGTTTGCGGGAACCCCACGCAATCCACGCCGTAACAAATGCGCTAATCTCAATATTTACCCGGCTATCGTAACGGTGCGGGATTTGCACCGGGTCGGATTGGATAAACTCGGCGGTTTCGTATTGTTCCGCCCAACGTTTCAAATTATCGTTCAATGTATATGCCATTGTTTTAGATTTTAAGGGGACGGAAAGCCCGCCCCCGGTTATTATTAGTTTTCCGTGTATTCCTCAACTACTAAATCGGTTTGTCCCCGCTTTACTTCCTCTATAAAGCCTTGAAAACCGTTTGCCTTTGCAATGTCTATAATCGCCTGCAAACGCTTTTCGCCTAAACTTTCGCCCCTCGCAATGCGGAACACCTTAACCGTCGGATTGCTTGCGATAATCAGTTTGGCGGCAACCTCCATAATTTGACTATCTGACACTTTCCCGGCTACGAACGGCACGCCGTTTAATTCTAACCCGTCGTCCGTGAACGAAAGCCCGGCAATCGGCAATTTGGACGTTGCAATAAGTGTTTCCCTTTCCTTTGCCAATGCGCCTAATTTGTCCTCAAACGTGCGGGCGGTTTTCTCGGCGGCTTCCTTTTGTTTCTTTTTTGCCATGTAATCCACAACCAACGCATTGATACGGTTGTGTTCCTCGGCTTTTTTGAGTTGTTCCGCCGTGTCTAATTGTTCCGGGTTATTGGCTTCGTATTCCTCTAACCATTTGTCGGCATTCGCTTTACGTTTCACAAACTCGGATTTATCATTTACGATAACTTGCAACGTTTCCTTATAATCGTTTTCAATGGCTTTTTTGTTGGCTTTCGCATCTTCTTTGGCTTTTTCCAACCGGGCGTTTGCCTCGGCAATTATCCGGGCAACTTCTTTTTCCTCGGCGGCTAATTTGTCGTCGATTGCCTTAATATTACTTTTTCGGGTTTCTTCCGCCTCTTTAATTCGTCCGGGGATTGCCTCCAATTGTTCAATCCTTTGTTGCCGGGCTTGGCGTACCGTTTTCGCTTTCTCAATCAACCGGGCATTTTCGTTTTGCTCTTCCATCAACGCCGTAATATCCTTTTTCTCGGCATACGTTTTGACGTCGCCGGGTTTCAATTGCTTTTCAGCGTTTGTGCAAATGGTTGTGTACGTCTTAACCTCGGCGTTGGCGTCCTTTCGTTTGTCCTTAACGGTCGTAACCTCGGCGTCAATTTCTGCAATTCGGGTGCGCACCTTTTCCGGCAACAAAGCCTTTACAACCTCAATTTGTTTGCGGCGTCCCTCGGCGGTTTCACTCCAACGGGAAAACTCCACGGCGTCAAAATCTTGGTAGCCGAAAATCTTTTGCAACATTGAAACGTTATCCGAACGCATCCCGGTTGTTTGTGATTTTATGGATAACGTCCCACGTGGGTTGGCTTTGGTAAACTTTAATTCGACTTCGTAATTTTCGCCGTCGTTACCTACTACCATTTTTGCAAATCCTTTGTCCTCTCCATTTTTCAAAACGGCGTCCCGGTTCCCGGTCAACATTGCGCCGATTGCTTTTAATAGGGTTGATTTGCCTAACTCGTTGTCCCCGGTAATGAAATATACATTACCCTCAAAATCTGCGTTGAACTCTTTGATAACTTGAAAATTCAACAATTCCAATTTCTTAATATACATCGCTCTAATTGTTTATGCCGGGGTTCCCCCCGGCGGTTATTACTATTTTGTTAATCTCATTCTTTGGTGTATCATGGTTTGCACTTTACTAAGTGCATCCCGGTTGGCGTCAACTTCTAACCGGGTACAATCAGCAATAAAGTTTTCCAATCGCTTATATAGGTCGCCCAACTCTTTTGCCGTCATTGCGTGCCGTACGGCTCCCAATTCGTCCTTATCCATTTTTGCAAACTCTTTTAAGGGTTTCTAAATCCCGGCGTTTGGGTTCGTCGGCGTTCTTTGTTGCGTCAATTAACGGCATATCGTTTGTTGTTGCCGTCCATTGTTTCCCGGTAACGGGGGACGTATAAGTTACTTTATAATGTCCGTAACCGCTTGGAATAAAACTAAAATCGTAAATACTTGTTTTCGCTCTCATACTATTTTGTTTTTATAGTTACCGGGAAAACGCCCGGTCGTGTTATTATCATGCCGCAAATATACGTATAGTTTTTATATTACCAAAACTTTTATCTTTTATTTTCGGCTATTTTTTTATTTTCCGCAATAATCGCCCCAAAACAACGCATTTCCCCACGCCGCCAAACTCAACTAACATATTACCGTTGCGCCCTCTTATACATTTACCATCGGAACGACGAACCGCCCGGCACGGCATACGTCGCAATTCCGGGCGGGTCAATCGGTCGCCTAAATAGATATAATCCATTTCGTCCATATCAAAACAATTTCATTTGTGTATCGGTCAATACAGCAACGACCGCATCAACTTTGCGTTCCCAACTTTCCAACGTTGCCAATTTCTCCGGGGTTGGGTTCCGTTGGCAACGTCGTTGGTTGTGCCGCATCTGTTTCACCATTTCCGCCAAATCTTTTGCCGTTATTTTTTCGGGATTTTCGATTTGCGGGGCTTTTGTTTCGTCTGCCATACAAGTAACCATTTGAATAATTAAACGCCCCTACGGGCTTAAAATAAACGGTTGTGCATTTGTTGGGGCATATTTTCCAAAACCCAACGGGGGTTATTCTGTAAAATGAACCGTCCAAAGTGCATTATTAACGTTGCGTCCGCATTCCATAACGCCGGGATAATCTCCGGGTATAATTTCCCGGCAATATCCCGGAACCGTCGTTTGCGGTCTGCCTTTTCCTCCTTTTTCCCTTTTACCTTAATACGCAATTTAAGGTCGTTTTGCCACTTCATCGCATTAACCAAAACAAACGGTATTTCGGCGACGGTTATAATGGCTTTCAAATGCTCAAAGTTTTGCAACATCTTTTGTATGCGGTACAATTTACCCATGTTTGCCCCGGTATCGCCAACCGTTACGTCATCCGGGCGAACACTCAATTTTTCCAAAAAGATAATCGGTGTACAAATCTCTTTGTAATAGTTCAGAAAATCCCGTATCTCGTTAATGTCTTTAGGCATCTTAATTGCCGTTGCGTTGTGGTTGGGTCGCCAAACCACAATACCCCCGGCGGCTCCGGGGTCAATCCCAATAATACAATCTATTTTCATTTTTCAAATTTCAAATAATGGTAAATATAAATTTCGTCCTTAATCATCCGGTCGAAAGTCCGTTTAATCTCTTTACGCCGGGCAACCTCAAAGGCTGTATAATCAATTTCCGGGCTTTGGGTTCCTTGTTTACGAACGTGATAAACCGTAAATTCATTAACGAACCCACGGGCGGCACGTGCCAAAAATCGGTTATACGCTTCTTTCCGGTCGTCCTCGGTTTCTTTCACTTCATCCGCTAACCCAACGCCCAACAACCAATTATAAACAAACATTTCGTCGGTTAATCCAAACACTAAACGCCCGGTATATTTATAGCGCATAAAACACATTAAACAAGTCATAACCGATTGATTGCGATAATACCGGATTTGCTCCGGGCTTAACTCCTTTTTCGGTTTCGGCAACGCTGTATATGCTTTGCCGATAACTTGGTTTTGTTTCCGGCAATATGCGTTCAATACCTTTGCGAAATAATCGGCGTTGAATTGTTGGTAATGTTTCCGTTCGGCGTTGCCGTCCCTATCCTTTGGCAAATAGTCGTCTAATTCCCCGGTAATCAGCAATTCAAACGCTAATTTAACCTCGGATAATGTTAATTGCGAATAATAGCGTTTGAGCAAATCCAACAACCGGGTACAAATATACGTCCAATCGTCCCGGTTTTCCGTGGGAATGATAAACCCCACGTCCATTGCGATAAACCGGAACATTTGCCCGGTTTTGGCAATCAACGTTTCGTCGTCAATCTCGGCAATCTGTTTTTTTGTGGACGCCACGAAAATATACTTTTCAACCGGGGTTAATGCTTTGGCAACCTCCGGTAACTCAACCATCGCCCGGCGAACGTCAATTGCTTTTGCCGTTCCGCTATAAAGCAAAACGGCGGCGGATTGTCGTTTTTCGGGCAACGTTTGTGGCAATCTGTTTGTCTTTTCGGGTAATGCTTCCATGTTAATAATCATCTTTCAAATACTCAATAGCCCCGGCAACGTTCAATCTTTGCGTTGGGGCTTTGTATTCGGGTTTCAAATGCAACTTTTTCTTTTCGACGTCCCCCCGTATGAAATTGCGGACGGTCGCCAACCAACCGTTTTTAGTTCGCTTCATATTCTTTTGGTCGCTCCAATCGCTAACCGAATGAAAGTAATAAACCAAATCGACCTTTTCAAATTCCGGGGTCGCAAACTTACTTTCAAACTCGGAATAATCCACGCCAACGCCGTTTTCAAATTTAACCATTTTGTAAACGTCGGAATTGCGGAATAACGTTTTTTTCTCCTTTGGTTCCTCAACCTTTGGTTCGTCGGGGAACAAAGACGCAAAAGCATTTTGCGGCGTATTACTTGGATTAGTATTTAGTGTATTTGAGTCTTTAGTAAGATTAGTATTTATTAATGTCGGCTTTCCCGTATCGGGTTTTTCCGTTTCGGGATTTACCGCAACCGGATTTTCCGTTTGTGGCGCATCAATAAACGGGTTTTCCGTTTGTGGTTCAAACTCTTTAATATCGCTAACCTCGTAATCACACCCGACGAACGTTCCGCCGTCGCCACGAACTTTGCAACGTTGGCAATATCCGTTCGTTATCAATTCACGTAATCCGGCGGCGGTTGCGTCCCGTCCGTCCTTTGACCTATTTTTTAAATCGGACAAATTCAATTGCCAATCCGGGGGTAAACTCATAATATACGTTATCAATCCCTTTGCTTTCCAACTCAAATTTACGTCCTGTAAATATTCGTTGCGGACGGTCGTAAAATTATCCGTCCTTTTGGTTCGTCTGATAGTATCCGCCATTATTCGCCGCCCTCCAATTTTTTAACGGGTTCCCATGCTTTACGTACTTTCAAAACATTGTCGGCACTCTCATTGGGAACCAACGACACGACGGGAAAACGGGAACGGTCGCCCGGTTTTTGCGTCGTGGCAAATTGTACATTCAAATCAAAGATAATGCCTTTGCAAAATCCCCGTTCCGCTAACATACCGTCGAACGTTTCCCGAATTTGCGGGATTGTGGACGCCGTACCCTTTGTTGCGAATTGCCAAACCCCGGCAACCCCACGAACCAAAGGAACAATAAAGTTTAGCGTTAATGTTACCTCCCAACCGTCGCAATCCGGTTGGCGGCTCTTTTTATTCGGGTAACGCTTCGTTATTGACTGCATTAAGTTTGGGTATTTCTCGGTTGTCAACGTTTCGTATTTCTTTCCGTCCCATACTTGGAACGTATCGCCATCGCCCGCCGCAATCAATCGCCCGTCGTCGTCCCGGTATTCGTAACGCTCGTTACATACTTTTGCCGGGTCGTCGTCCGGGAAAACAATTTGTATTGTTTGCGGCTTTTCGCCGTATGCTTGCGTAAATAATCCGGCATACTTTCCCGTTGGTATGAAGTAATCAACACTTTGCGGATAACCGTTTGCGTTTTTCATACCGATTTTTATTTGACCGACACGGGGCAAAATCAAACGGGATTGTTGCGCCTCCGGTCGTTTTATTCTTCCTTTCATATCTCAATCAAATTTCGGGGTCGTCGTTCAACATCTTTTTCCTACTCTCATTTTTGGGCTTTTTTGGCTCATTTGCGGGCTTTACTTTCTTTTCCGTGGTATTACCCCGCTTTGCGGTCGTTTTGCCCGTGGCGGCTTTCTTTTCCGGCTCCTTTGCCTTTTTGGGCGCACGTTTAACAATGGTTGTTTTTTTTGGCTCCTTTTCCGGTTCCGGTGCATCCGCCTTGACTTTCTCGGCGGCGTCCGTGTTTTCGTCCGGGGTTGCCTCCTTTGGGGCTTTCGTTTTAATCAATTCCGCCAACGATAAGGATATTACATTTTGCGTCAAATCGGGTGCATTATCCAATAAAACCATACCATTAACCGACGTAAACGTATTATCTTTCTTTTCGTCCTCAATGGCTGCAATTTCTAACAGATACGGGATTTTCCGTATATTGGGGCTATCCGTTTGTTCTTTCAGATTGTACGACGGACGTTTGCGCCAATCTTTCGGGCTGAAATTGAAAATACGTGTAACGGGGAATTGCTCAAAATTGACGTTCCACATATCCCGATACATTCCTAATTGTATCTCGCTTTCCTCGTAAAAACCTTTGCGCCCGCTCTTAAAATCGACGATTGCGTTAATACGTTCGTCGCCGCCTATCTTTGCCAACATGGTACACGGGCAATCAATCATTCCGGCATACTTGTAATATGGATGCACTAAAGCAATTTCAACCGCCAACGGGCGCACGTCGTAATCTAATACGAATTGAGCAAACGCCAATACGTCCTTTTTCAAATCGTCGGCATAATATATAAAATCGTCCGGCAATCGGTAAACCTCAATATATTCTTTTAGTTTGCCTTTTAACCCGTCCAAATCATAAGCCCGGTTAATTAATAATTCCTCAAATGCGGCGTGCATAAACGTGCCATACGCCGCCCGTTCGCCTTTGTATCGTTCCGCTTCCTCAATGCCTTTGTTGGCAATCCATTGTATTAAGTGCGGAGCTTTGGGTAACGTTTGGGACAATATCGTTGTAACCGACGGGAAAAACTCCGGGTTCCCGTTGTCGTCGTATCTGTAATAGTATCGGTGTCCCTTACTATTTAATTGCCAAACCTTATACGGGGGTTCAATCAACGTTTTTTCATCAAAAAACATTGCCGTCATTTCCTCAATCGTCATGCCCGGCAATATCTCAAATATTCCGGTTGGTTGCTCAACCTCGACCGCTTCAAACGGGGGGATTATTTGTTTTTGTTCCTCGGTAATTTCCGGGAATTGGTCGGCGGGAACGGCTCCCAAACTTTCGACCGTTTTTTGCACCGGGTTTTCCGGTTTCTCTTTGTTCGCTCTCATTTCTTACATTTTTTTAATTCTGAAAATCCACATAATACCATTGCGGCACACATACCCGCAAACATCAATTGCCACGGGTTCCAAAATGCGCCAATCAGACAAACAACGCCCAACGTTCCAAACATCGTAATAATCGCTTTTGCTTGGAACCTATCGGAAAACATAACGTTCGCCATGCGTTCAAACCATTGTAACCCGTTATTCTTCATAGCCAAACAAATAATTAGGGGTACAATTACACATTTCGCAAATGATAACAACCCATTCCGGGCGTATCTGTTTAGTCGTTCCGTTACATAAGTTAGTCATATTAACTTGTTGTGCGCTTTCGGTGCGTCCCTCCCATAACCGGGCGGCAACCTCTTTTTTATAAACTTTCATTCCGGCGGTTTGCGCCTTTGCAATCGCTTCGTTTACTCTTAATCTTACTTCCATGATTTTAATATTAATCGTTAATAACTTGGTTCGTCGCTTTCAACGTGTCCGCAATGCTTACACGTCCTTTCCTCCCAAATCGGGGTATATTCATACGGGGTAATATATCCGTCGCCTCCGGTGCATTTGCTTTCGCCATCGGTAACTTCCATTTCGCCGCCGCATTCCGGGCAATCGTCATTACCCATTAAATCCAAATCCGGGACAATGAAATATACCCGTTTCAGATACACGCCCAACGCCTCGGAAATCGCCGCATAACAATTGGCGGTTTGTTCCTCGGTTACGTCCTCGTTTATTGCATCGAAAACGGAAACGCCCCAATTGTCCGGGTCGTCCTCAATAACTTTGTTTTTGAGTAATTCCGAAACGACAATTTCGGAAACTTGTTTGGCTGTTTTCCCGCTATCGGTCGCCAATTGTTTTAATAAATCGCTCTCTTTTATTCTCATATCTTTGCCGGGTACTCCCCCGGTGGGTTTTTGTTTCTGCAAAAGTATAAATAATATTTGTATTACCAAAAATAAAACCTTTGAATATTTTATTTGTTCACGTTGGACGCTTGTAATACAGATAAAAAGCACTAATTTTGTTGCACCGCATAACCTTACAACATCGCTCTCGGTTACTGCGTACCAACCCCCGGCGTTACTTCATTGCGTCGGGGGTTATCTTTTTAATCATGTATTCCAAATTCACAATCGCCCCATTGGTCGAAATCCGCCCCGTCATAACTCAACGGGTAACGTTCCGGTTCCGGGCAATCCGTCCAACATTCCCGACGTGCATTATTTACGACGACCCGTTCCGGGTTATATCCGGGTTTATTCTTTTCCCTCAATTTGGCGGCGCAACTCTTACAACAACAACGTCCCCAACCCCGGCGTAAATTCCGGGTATCGGCGTTGTATTCTTTGCCGCAATTATCGCAATTTCTTTTTATCATTCCCATATATTAACCCTTTGTAAATCCCTTAAATGCTACATGGTAAACGTCGTATTGTTTCCCGGTAACATAGAACTCAATCATACGGTTGGCGTTTCCGACATCGTTTATTGCAATAGTTGGGTACGGTTCCCCCGGCAATTGGTTATAATCGCTTTCAATATCCCGGAACCCCTCCGGGAACTCCGAACGGTCGGCGGAAAAATACCGGGTTAAACTTTCTTTTATCCGGTTCAAAATTTCGTCCCCGTTTGGCTCAAAATACGCTTTTATCTTTTCTTGTTTTCTTAATGCAAATCGCATAGGTATTTGTTTTAATAGGTTCTTAATTCCCCGTCCATCGGTAACGGTGCGCCCGGTAAACCAACCAGAATACGGGTATAATGTAACCGGGGAACCCCGGAAAGTAAACTGTAAGGTCGTGGCGTTGACCTCCGTAACCGGATAGCCCAACGCCTCCAACCGGGTACGGGCGTAATCGACCCGCCCCGGCTGCAATTCTTGTTGTCGCTCTCTGTTACGGCTCATTGTTCGCCCTCCGTAATTACTTTGCAATACTTATAATATTGGTCGTGTCGGCTCTCAACTCGGCACATCAACCCAATATCGTTGCCATCTAATAATAGGCTCAACACATCGCCGGGATTGTGCCGGGTATAAAGCAAAAATAACCCGCCGTTTGCATTTTGGATTATCTTATACATTTCTTGACTTAATCGGTAACGCTTTGTTTTATTCATCGCTCTAAATGATTATGCCGGGGGATTGCGCCCCCGGCTTGGTTATTATTGCAAATACGCAATTGCGTTTAATCTCTCTTTTTCCTTTGTCGCATATTCAACGTTTCGGGCAATCCATTGTTCGGCGGGGTTTTCGGCTATCCATGTACTCCGATAATCCGGCGTAAAGTATGCGATTTGTTTTTTATACGCCTTTTCCGGGTTTGCCAATATTTCCGTCGCATGGCTCAACCGTTTGCCGTGGTCGCCTTTGCCGATTAAATCCAAACGACCGAAATAAAACGACCCGTCGGCGGTACACGCCACATATTCACGGGCGGACGTTCTTTTTGATACAATCGCCTTACTATCGGCGTCAATAACTTGGTACTCGTATTTCTTTCCCTTTACTTTCTTAACTAAAATGTACTTTGCCATGATTGAAAATTTATATTGTTCCGGGGAAAACGCCCCGTCGTTGTTTACTGATAATAGAAAGTGATTTTAACGCCTCGGCGCAATTTGCAAACCTCTTTGTCTCCGTAACAATTGAAAGCACGTTTTAATAAGCGATTGACTAACTTAATGGCGCCGACAATCTTTATTAAACCGGACACGCCAACCAATACATTAACCTTTTTGCCGTTTACAATTCCGTTTACCTTGATTTTGAAATTGCGGTTAATCTCTTTTGTTGTGTAATCTAATCCGTTATAAATGCTTTGAGTATTCATATTGTTTCGCTCTCTATTTTCCGGGAAAACGCCCGGTCGTTCTTGTTTGATGATGCAAATATACAACCTTTATTTTAATTACCAAAGGTTTTATCTTTTATTTTTGGCTTAAACTGCAAAAAGTTTTGTTTTTGGTTCCAAAGAAGTTATTTTCTTGGAATTTTCGATTTAAGCGGCTTTTGCAAGCGGGACGGGTAAATTATCCACTTTTAAATAAAATGCCCGGAAACGGGCTAAAAATGGCTCAATAGAAAAAGGGGTTGCAACGACTTGTTACAACCCCCGGTTTATTACTTTTCTATGGTTACGAACTCAACCCCCAATATTCGGGTTGCCGGGTTCTTGCTTACAACGTCAATTTCCCGGTTCTTTATCTTCTTTGTTTTCCAAAGGAACCCCCAAAAGCGTTTATATTGCACCGTTTCCGCTATTAACAGACTATCCCGGTTTATATGCGTCCCGGTAAATACCCCGGCGGGCGTTGTGCATCCGTGCAACTCAAACCACGGTTCCACAATGTCAATACAACGTAATACGGTCGTAACCGTGTCGCCGGGCAAATATACAATACTATCCCGGACGTTCGCCCGTAATTCGTTAATCGTTTCCATTTGTGCCGTCGTAACCCTTTGCAAATCCCGGTTCTTTGTCTGCAACGATTTGATTAACGCCGCATCGTCCGCCCGGTACTTTTTATATTCGGATAATTTTAACTCCAAATTCCCAACCTTTGCGGCGTTCAAACTATCCTTTGTTTGATAGGTTCGGACGTCCTGCAACAACGTTTCGGTATTCCTCCGGTATTTATCCCGTTCGTCAGTCAATCGCTTAATACGGCTTTGTTGTACCCAAAAGGCGGCGGCAACCGCCATAATGATTGCCGCCAATATTAGATATTTTTTCATGCCGTTGCGGATTGAATGGTTATGTACGTCTTTTCCTGCAACAACGCCCGGACGTCGCCCCAACTACTATTATTATTTATGTTGTTGTTTACATCGGGATGCACGGTTATTGTAATTGTGCCGCTTCCGGGTTGGATGCTGTTTTCAATCAAATGTTCTATCGTTTCGACGCTCAATTGCGCACAATCCGACAAATCAATGTTTGAGGAAAGCCCGGACAATTTGACCGTATGCAAAACGGCGCATCCTTTGAACGCATCCGTTAAGGGAACATTTGAGGCAATTTTTAATATCCCCGTTATTTGTTCCAACCGGGAACAACCATAAAACGCACTTGCCAAAGTAACAACGGATAATTCAACGGCGTTAAGGTCTATAAAGATTGTCTTTTCTGCCTTATAAAATGCGCTATGCAATTTAAACCCGGCGAATCCCTCAAACCACGGCGGGCAACAAATATATTCCGCAATCGCATACGCCCACATTGCCGTATAATCGGCGTCGTTGCTTACTTTGTTGTATTCCTCGGTCGTCAACATCATTTGCCCCGGCGTTAATTGTGCGCTAACCGTGCCAATTTGAACCGTAAATTGATTGTTTACGGGGTCGTATGTTGCGCCGAACATTTCATTATATCCCGTAATTTCCGCCTCGGTAACGCTTGCAATGCTTTTTACTTCGTCGTCGTGTTCAAAATACGACGTTCCGGTTTCCTTTGAAAGATAAAGTTTGTACGACCCATCCGGGGCGATTGATTGCCCCGTTATCGTTGTGCCGTTTATTTCCAAATAAGTAAACCCAATTAGGGCGTCGCCGTCTTGGATAAATAACCGGGCTTTTGCCTTTTCCTCGGTTACGTTGTCGATATACTCGTTAATTGTTTGTTGGTCGGTTGTAATATCGTAACGGGTTGCGGTTCCCTCTTTATTTCCAACCTCTGCAATTGATACTACAATAGGCACAACGCCCGTTTCCGGGTCTGCAAACATTTTGTCCGCCATCGCATAAAGCAACGGCGCAATCTCTATTGCACCCTGCGAACCTTGACTTTTAACCATGTCCGCAATATACTTTCTCATTTCTTCGTATGTCATAATACAAACATTTATAGGTTAATATACTCTTTTTGTGCATCAAAACACGGGCATTCTTTAATGAACTCCCACGGCTCAATAATGCCGTCGCCGTTCAAATCCGGGGAATAATCCCTATGTCCCTTAATCGTTGCGTCCGGGAACATAACGACTAACCGCATAAGCAACCATAATAACGCCTCCTTTTGTTCCGGCGTGCGTGTGTCGGCGGCTTTGCCGTTGGCATCCAATCCGCCAACGTAACAAATACCAATAGAACGGGAATTTTGCCCGGAAACGTGCGCCCCAATCTCGGAAAGATAACGCCCGGTTTCAATTGTCCCGTCCGGCAATACAACAAAGTGATAACCGCAAATTCGCCCGCTTTGGGGTTGTTTCTTAAATCCCCGTTCTTTGTGCCAACCGTTGATAACATCAACGTTGACTTTTGCGCCCGGCTTGGTTGCGGTGCAATGTACAATCAAATCCGTAATCGTTCGGGTCGTTTTTTGCCCCTCCAAATACTTTAAAATCTCTGTTTGGTTCATTGTTCGCCCTCCTTTTCTTTATCGTTAATAATATCGCTATCGTGTTCCCGTTGGTATTTCTCAATTATCGGTTGCCAATATCCCGGCAATACCCGTGTAAACTCCAACCGGATAACGTGGTAAATAATACGCAACGCAACCTTTGTGGGATATGCTTTAATAAGGTTACGAAATGCGTTTTGTAAATACGCATACATAAAAACATAAGTAAGCGATTTAACAACAACAATTGCCGCTTGGTCGTCGCCGCAATTTTTCATAATGGTAAAAATCGCCTCCAAAATAAACAGATACAAAAGCAATTCGCACAATGCGTTTTTAAACTTCCGGAACGAAAAGTTTTTGCATCGCACAATCGCCACGCCGTCCGCCCTCATTCCCGCCCAAATATTGAACGCAAACATTACTACTAACGCATAAACAAAACCCTTTGTCGGGGTTACATACCCAAATAACGGGCTAACCGTGGAAATGGATATTATACGCCATTGCTCCCAATTGAATATTTTTTCCATAACTTTAAATTATTAATGTGTATTTAATAAGGCTATATATTTGATATGCCCAATTAGCATGCGCCGCATTATTTGGGTGCAAATATGGTAAACTTCCACATTGAGTGTTATATAATTGTTTTATATCTCTACTTGAATTATATCCGAAATCATTAACAATTCTATGACTCGCACCTATACACGACGGCGACGCAAAGAATGTAGGACAATAATATATGTTTTCGCTTTCATTTGATAAATCTAACAAATCACTATTCATAAATGAAAAACTATTATGAGCAGTCTTTGCAGTCCCTCTCATAAAATCCAATGAATATATATCGTGATTATCTCCTATATATTCCGGAAAATATTCCGGAAAATACGTTCCCGGCGTATCCGGCAACGACAATAATATATAAACATTTGGATATTCCAACCTTATTGTATCAATCATTTCTTGTAATTGCGATAAATACGTTTGTCTTGTTGAACCGTCTGACGAATAGTATTGATTGTAACCTAATTGTATCAAAACATGGGTAGGTTCGCATACATTGTTTGTATTCGTGTCTGTTGGGGCTAATTCTCCTTTATTATTATTATCGCATCTTGTAGTTGTTCCATCGGGATTTACAATTAATGTTCTGTATTTTTCAACCCAATATTTTAAACTAAACTTTTTATTTACAACATCATAAAAAGGATTTATTTGCCCGTTGTTTAAGTTAGGGTTTAACCAATCCTGAGTTTTACTTCCCCCAACTCCACATGCGCATGCCGTAACATCATTTATTTTAATATTGTCAAAGTCAATATTAAACGTTGTTTTTGATTTTGACGTACCTAACAAATTACCTAAAGCCAAAAAATCAAATCCAATATTTTCATTTTCTTCTTTATCCATAGCAAACAATGCTGTAACCCATTCCCAATAACGTTTTGGGCTATTATTGTATGGGGCATTATATGCAGCATGTACACCTTCTGTTACACTATCTCCTATACATAGCAATCTAACCTTACCGTTTTCAACCGCTTTATTTCTTATTGAACGGTGCAATACGTCTATTGTAAATGATTCTATTTTATCACTTACAATATTTATTTGGTTAATTACTTCGTCTAAATCTTTTGTTTGATTACTAATTGAACTATTTATATAACTACCATATCCATTCAATTTAGAATAAAAAGGAAAATAATTTTCTGCGTTTTCTACTTGTATATGTTTCCTTTCCTCCCAAAATCTAAAAAAATGGTCTATATACAATTTTAAAGAATAATTTCTACTTCCAATATAATTATCCCCTCCGGTTATATCATTACATACTGTATAAATAGCAGGCGGAATAATATCTGCATTTAATTTTTCTTTTTTTGGATTTTCTAATTTATAAACTCTTTCTTCTAAGCCTAAAATATAAAACTCATAATTTATAGTACCACCATTATTGATATTACTCTCATTTGTCCATAGAACAATATTACCATCAACTAAAACTTCAAATTCTTGTTCATAAGTATTATTAGGTAATATCCGTTGCCAAAAATACCTATTACGTGTATCTTCCGTACTCGGTGTAATAGCTAATAAATTAATATAAATATTTTCATCTGATTCTATCTTTATTTTACATTTTACTCCTTTTTTCGCATTTATATATAATATTCTTGTAAATGATTCCGATTCAACAAATGTTGCAATATCGGTTGTGCTATATCCATCAAGTTGAGAATTTATACTATCTACTCCTTTTTTTAATTCTTGATATTTTTTATCAATTTGCAATTTAACATCTATACTATATACTACTACCCCTTTGAGCCAACATACAATAGGCTGACAAAATTCTATACTTTTATCATATTCAACCAATGGAATTTCATTTGATACGTTCCCGGCTAACGCACCTACTTGTAATTTTTTAATTCTATTATCCATCTTATTAAATATAGCATACAGAGCGCCATAAGTATATGGAGCATTTTCAAATATTTCAACATTTGGATTTATATAAGAATCTGGCGCACATGTTGAAATTATATATCCATAATCTATTGTCAAATTTGCTGTTTGTATTGGGTCTTTTCCAATAGGTTCATCAAATGTAAGTTTAATTTCTTTTGTTGTATATGCATTAGTACCTTTGGTTGTAAGGTTATTTAATTCCTGTTTTATATCTCCAATTATTTTTATCTTAATAGCTCCGGGCGTTATTATATTCTTTGCATCAGTCCATATTATTAGATTTTTTATATCTTCTGTTGCAGTAAATTCTTTTATGTATTTTGCGCCCTTTACAATTTTTTGGGCTAATACTATTTGTGTTGCAGACGGGATTCCCATATTATCAATTCTCAAATAAGATATATCTGCATCAGATTCAACTTCTATACCGATTTTATACCCTTTTTTTATATTAGTATATATTTTTTCTGATATTTTTACGCCTAATTGGACTATAATTTCCGATTCTGATAAACTTATACGGTTATTTATTTCATTAACAATATCTGACTTTGCTATATTTAAATTTTTATAACTCCATTGCCCGGATTCATTGTAAAATATACCTACTTCATTATCTACTATTTCAACATTAAAGTTTGGATATTCTCCTTTTTCTGAAACTATATAGAATATGTTTTGGTCGGGTGTTCCTGGTATTGTTTCCGGTGTTGCTACTCCGGCAAATGTCGCATTATTGCCAATTGTTGAAATTATCGTCAATAATGCGTTTTGCAATATTGCGCCGGTAATTTCTTGGTTTCCGTTTGATTTAATAACGTCGGAAACCGCTTGTTTTAATTGTTCATAATTTCCCATAATCTAATAATTTAATTGTTGTCAAAATCATTATTGAAATCGCCGTTAAAATCTCCTTTGTTTGCTATTATATAGCCACGTCCTATTTTCTTGACGACGGTATTTGTTTTAAACTCAATTTCCACGCTCGCCAAATCTCCCTGCGTTTGCCATTTTGGAGTAATTAAAAACGTGTCGCAATCGTATTCCCTGCCGTATTTATCCGTTATATGAATGTAATCAGCCATACGAATAAAACGCATAACGTCGCAAAGGAACTCCGGTGCCAATATCGTACATTTAAACGTTTTCACTGATATTTGTTTTTCCGGAAAAAAATATCCGTCCCGTTCTTCGCCATCTTCTTCAAATTCATAATCCGGTTTTCCCAACTCCGTACAAAGGTACAACGTATTTTTGAAATCCGGGTTTTTATATACTATTTGCCCGGCGTCAAATACCAAATTTTCAATGTCCCACCATTGTATTTTTAAGTAACCGGAAACATCTTGTACAATCGTGAACATTTCAGAATACCACGTTTGCACGCCATCCGACAACTTCATATAATATATTCCGTCCAACTGATTTAATGGCATGGGTAATATTGACGGGTACAATATAACATCATAACCCAACGTTTGAAACCGGACAATCTGCAATCCGGTTTCTTTCATGTACGTTGTTATGTTTGCAACTTGCTTTCCGGTCTTTTCATACAATACCACTGACGTAACATTGTTTGAACGTGTATTTCTTATTATCTGAAACGGCAACAATCTATCAGCCGGGGCAAACAACGGGTATATTGCGCCGTATGCGTAACTTTTCCTATGGTTCTGTTGCGATATTGACGTGTACCACGGCAACACACTTGTATTATTATTCTGTATCATATTTCAACGTTGCTTTAATTGAACGATTATGCAAATTTACGCTTAATTTATCAACTTGACCGTTACCGATATATGTTTTTATTAGTTGCATCGGGTTAGGGTCGTCCGTGGCGGGAAAACTAAACGTTTGCTTTTTCTTTCTCTCAATACCGTATGCGTAAACCTCGGAACCGTTTACAGATACACGACGGGCGGGTAAATCATACATCCAATAGGGGGATTGCAAATTGATAAATGCCAAATATCCATTTTGCAAAAAGTATTCGACCCCGTTAATGGTTTGCCGTGTAAATGGCAATATCCATTGCGTCCCGGTTTGAGGCGGAACGGCAGCAAACAAGGCGAACCCGTCCGAACTCATGTTGCCGGGGTTTAATAACATCATATCAATGTCGGACGTGAAATTTGATATATTAATTTCCTCAATCTTTCCGGGCGTTACATACTTGCTAATTACCTGTATTGGCAAACCCTCAAACGGCGTTGTTACATCGTCCATCCATTCAAATTGGTATCTTTCCGCCAAATCGACCTTATCAAACGAATATTCGGACGTATTGAACGCCCACGGCAACCCATTGCGCAAATTAATTTCTTTCGTCAAATCCCGGCTAATAATTGCGCCGCCGCCATACGAACCGCCGTTTTTGAAAAATTGGATATGCTCAATTTTGAATTTACTCCCGTCAATGTACCAATAACATTTGAAACAATCCCGCAACATATTTGTAAATTGTTGCAACGTCGTTGGTGCCTTTTGTGCGGGTTGTTGGTATTCGCCGTTTATAATGTTTGTTTTCTGCGAAACAAGTAACCGGAATGTCAACCCGGATATTGGATTGCTTGACCCGTACAAAAATTGGCTATATTCCGCCGTCGCTTCGTGCTTTATACCCGGCGCAATCTGATTCAGCAAAACGGAAATACAAGACGCAACGGGGAACGCATCCCGCAAAGTATATGCTTTCCGGGCTTGTTCCTCTAATAACCAATCCATCAAATAAAATCCAAACCACAACGACGCATAACGCCACGTTGACCGGGCAATTGGATAATATGTTTGTCCGTAAATGGAATAAGGCGGCGCAAAATACTTTCCGTTGTCGGCTAATCCCCACTCGGTCGGCGTATCTGAAAAGTTGTTAGATATAAACGCCACGTCGATTGCGTAACCGATTGCCCGGCGGTAATTTCTGTTATTATCAACAATATCATCGGTTGGCAATGAATATGTATTTAGGTCGCCGATTGTTTCAACATCACACAAATACCGGGCATAAATATTATAACTTTTCATATCGGCGTGCATGGTACCTGTTGCGCCGGAACCACTGACAGCGGTTAAATCAAACTCCAACGTATCAAATGCCCCCGTTGTTACCTTGCTATATGTAAATAACGCCACATCATCCGAACGCCTTTTTATTGTTACGGTCGCCAATCCAATTGGTGCGCCTTCGATTTGTTGTTGAGTAATAGAAATATAGTAAGTATTGTTATCGGACGAATAAAGATTGCCCGTAAATTCATCGGCGGCGGCACCCGTATTCATTCGACCCGAATACAACCCGGCTATCCCGGACGGCGTACCGTGCGACGTAATTTGTATTTCTTTCAAAATATTACATAGTGCAAAATGATAGGTTTGCACTAATGCGGTTTGGTCGGTCGTGGCGTTTGCGTCTTGCTCCCAATTGGTACCGCCCAAAAAACACGAAACAATACTATCGCCGGGAACATATATTTGAATAAGCGGGCGTTTATTTATCGTTATCCGTTGAATTGCTGGGGCTAATGTTATTAGATTATATTCTTTCTCCAACCCGGCTAAAACGTCGTTATATTCGTCTATCGTGTCCGGTTGTACGGTAACTTTTTTATCATAGTCAATAAACGTGCAATCGGTTTTCATAAATTGTCCGGAATAATACGACGTCCATGTTTTCCCGCCGTCGTTGCTTTTCTCTATCAGCAACAAAAACGTTGTGTCGAATGGCTTGTTGTTAATATAGTCGTAATCATCCCGGATAAACGACAATTTACCGGACAATTTCGCCCGGTAAAATCGTTGGTTCGTTTCTAATTCGTACTCCTTTGCCAAATCATCCTTATAATTGGGATGCACGATATACGGTGCAATATAGTTATCGGCGTCCATCGTTCCCAATCTCAACCATGCAGACCCCGCACGCCGGGACGCCAAAGAGAAATTAACCCGGACATAATACGCATTGTTAGGTATGTCAAATTCCACATTTGCCGCCAGGGGATTGGAACCAAAATTTGATATGATATTTTTGTTTGAATCATACCAAACCCCGGCGTTTTGCGGTGCCGAACTCATAAACAATTTGCGGGGGTATATATTGGAAACGGGTATATATTCCTTTGTGTACGAATAATTGGGGCTTATGCCGGTTCCATCGGTACCCACCGCAAAGCCATCAACAAAGAACGTGTTTACAAATCCAAATCTATAAATCGGGTTCATAATTTAATTTTTTATTTTACGTGTCAAATTCTTGTATATCTCAACAACATTGCCGTTGCCATCAACATAACGGCGACGGCGGTTTTGCTCTTTAATCTCCCTTACATCGTCTTTTAAATCCCGCAAATCCGGTGCGTTGTTTTGTTGAACCGTTACATTAACGCCGTCGGTATTGTAGGCGTTAAGGTACTTTTGGGGAAATGTCCCCCGGTTCAAACTATTTATTACGTCCGGGATTAAATGACGGAAACGGCGGGAATTACGTTTATTGATAACGGCGAAAAATTCCCCGCCCTCGGCACGCCTCCGGGTTCCGTCCGGCTTGGTTCCTAAATCCACATCGTCGCCGGATTGGTGGGAACCGCCCGCCAATAGTTCAACCGTACCATCGCCGTAACTTTCCGAACCCCCAGCGTTGGCTGATTTGGATAATTGGGCGGCTTTGATTTTAGAGGCGGCAAAGGAACCCCACATTACAGCAATAGCCGGTATTGCAAACGGGAACCCCAATTGCGACCAAATCAAAGCGGACGCCGTTACAAGATTACCAATTTGTTGTATTGTTTGTATTGCCGCCTGTGCTTTCTGTGCCTTTTGTTGCTCCTTTAGGGCTTTTTCTTGGTTCTTTTTGGCGGTGTCTAACTCTTTTTGTGCCATTGCAACGTTATTGGCGTAACCGTTCGCCCGTGCCTCTAATTCTGCATCTAATCGGCGTTGGCTTGCGTCAACCTCTTTGTCGGCGGCGGAAACGGCGGCGTCGGCGGCTTGTACCTTTGCATCCAAAAAGCTATTTAATTGTTCAATGGCAAAAGAAACGGACGTACTTATTGCCTCCTTTTGGTCGTCGTCCAAATTCAGCCCAAACAATCCGTATATGTCGTTACCCCGTTCGTCGCCTTTGCTTTTCTCAATTTCTTGGTCGATTTTCGCAATGGTGTTTTGAATTGTTTGTACCTCGGCATCCGTCATTTTAACGCCTGCCACTTTGTTCAACTCTAAAATCTTTTGCAACCGTGCCTTTTCTTGCGCTAACCGGAACCGGGTTTTGCGTTCCTCGGAATTGCGGATTAAATCAAACTCGGATGCCTCCAACGCTTGCGTTTGGTCGAATAGCATTAATGCCCGTTGTTGGTTTAACTCGGTCGTTTGCTTCAATACCTCGGCATCGTATTTGGCGTTAATATCTGCCTCCGATTGGCGCACGTCCTCGGCTAATTGCCTGTTTTGTGCCAATTCGATTGCCCGTTGTTGCTGCAATAACTGAATACGTAAATTTATTTCCTCCTGTGAACCCTCACGGGCGGCGTCTAATTGTAATTGCGTCCGGTCGGCGGCGGCTTGCATTTGGTCTATTGTAATTTGGTCGTTCAATTCGTCCAAACTTTTTGCATAGAGTTGTTGCAAAAGTAATTGTTGGTTAAGCAATTCGGTAACTTGTGTTTCGGTTAATCCCCGCTCGGTTTCCAACCGGGTAGTAATGTCTTGTATCTGCCTTTCATACTCAACCCGCAATTGTTCCCGTTGCTTTTCCGCCCCCTCTGCCATCAATGCAATTTGGGCGTCCTGCGTTGCCCGTTGTGCGGACAATTCCGCCGCCCGTTGTTGGTTGGCAATATCTACCATATCAACCGCCAATTGTTCCCGTAATAAAACAATTTGGTCGTTCAACGCTTTACGTGCCTTAACCGTTAAATTGGTTTCCGTCCTCAACTGCAATTGTATGTCAGCAATCGCACGGGCGTTGGCGGCTTGACGTTGCGCCCGTTGTTGGTCGAATGAATTTTTAATTAAGGCAATCCGGGCGTCCTCGGCTTTGCGCAATATATCCGTTTCCGCTTTGGCGGCGTTCCGGTTTTCGTTTGCTCTTTGGGCGGCTTGTATTTTCCTTTCGGCGTCCAAATCCGCCCCCTCGGTTTTCAAATTAACGGCAATGTCAACCGCCCGCCCGGTATTATCTATTTGACCCTGTACGGCGTCAATCGCTTCATCAACCTTGACTTTATCAATTTTGCCGTCTAAATCAACATCAATATAAACTTTTTTATCTCCACGGGCTTTGGCATTATTGAGTTGTACCAACATATCGTTTAGTTGTTTCAACTTTGCCCGGTTCGCTTCCAAATCGTTTAATTCTTGACCGTAAAAACCAACGCTTTTATTATGCGCCTTTGTGCGCTCGGCTAATATTTCGTCCTCAATCTTTCGGGTTTCAGACAATGAAGCGTTGCGGGCTTTGGCAATGTTTAATTCTCGGTTCAATTGTGCGACACGTTCGTTACTAACCCGGTTCATTTCGGTTGCCTCGGTTTCCAAATAATCCAACCAAACCTTTTGCGCCTCGTTAAGTTTTTGTTGGTTTTTTGCCGATTTGTCGGTATTAGAGGCAAACAGAACTAAAGCCCCGACGACCGTAACCAATGCTAACGCCAAAAGAACATACGGGTTTGCGGCGGCAATCAGATTGAAAGCCTTTTGCGCAATGGTCGCCGCCAACGTTGCCTTTGTTCCTTGTATGGTAACAAGGCGGTTATAAACTTGTGCTTTGCTCAATGCCGCCATTTGTAGCCGGGAAATACCCAACATCAATGCGGATTGTTTTTGTACTGCGTTTTGTATGGCTTGCACTCCGGTTGTAATGGCTATTGCCACTTGCAACTTCTTTTGTGCTTCTTGCACGTCCTCACTTTCCGCCCCGAACAATTCCATTGCCCCGGTATATGCGGCAAATCCGCCGGATGCACCCGCCGCCAAACCTAATACAGCATCTAAATCGGACGTATCGGAAGCCATGTTTTTAATCTCGGCGGTCGCATCTGCAACCGCATCTTTTAATATTGCGGTTTCTTTGCTCAATTGCTGATATTCGGCGGTTCCTTGTTTGCCCTCCAATCGTAACACTGCTAATTGCTTCGTTTGGTTCTCTATTTGGGTCGTCAACCCTTTTGCGGCGTCGGAATAGTTACCGACATTTAGGGACGTTTTCCCGGTCGCTTCCTGCAACCGCTTCATTTCCTCGTAAATCGCTTTTGTTTCTGCAACCAATTTGCGCCCCTCTTCGGTCGCCTCCCTTTCCTCAACCGTCATGTTATTGAGGTATATTTTATTGATTGAGTATTGAGCGGATAAACGATTATATGAACCCTCGGCGGACTGATTTAACCGGGTCGTTAATTTGTTCAACTCGTTTGCCTCCTTTTGGGCTTGCTTCAATTCCGCCAATCGCTTTGCGTTCTCGCTTTCCGCAAATGCCAAATCCCGTGCCGCCCGTGTCAATTTGTCGGTATCGTTCGACGCCCCCCGGATTGTCTTACGTCCGTTTTCGGTCGCCCCGCTTACGCCCTCCAATGCAGCCTTAACCGTTATTGCTTCCGACTTGATATTTTGCAACGTATTCATATATGCGTCGCTTAATTGGTCTAATTGCGCAATCAACTTTGTAATACTATCGTCGGGCTTTACAAGGTCGCTATATTTTATTGGGTTGTTATTATCTGCCATACTTAACGTTATTTGCGGGCAATTTGCCCCGTATTAAATTATCTTTTCTTTTCCATGTAGTTAATCAACCAAAGAAAAACAACGCCGCAAATCGCCTTATTTGACGCCGTTTTTATTTTTGGTTGGTTTCAACAACTCCTTTATCCGCTCAAATGCGTTGTAATACTCTAAAACGGTGTATTTCTTTGGCTCCGGCACGTGCAAATGTTGGGATATGGTTAAACACATATTTTCAAACTGTTTATCGTACTGAATTTCCATGTTATCGGAACCACTAAAAACAACCGGGCGATTGTACAACAACAACATCGTCGTTATTTTATCAATTTCCGCCCGTTTGTCCTCTGTATCGCCGTTTATAATCGCATCCAACATTAACATTGTGCGGTTGCGCAATTCGTCGTAATACTCTTTAACCGTCGCATCGTCGAACAACCGGGGGAAATACATTTGCAATTCTTCATCTATTTTTTTTTTGACCGCTTCCATTTGGGCGGTCAACTCTTTAACGGGAACATCGCCGAACATATCGACGACCTTTTGCAACCCATCGTCGGATAAATCGTTGTACGGTTCCCCGTCGATTGATTTAACCAACACGGCAAACGCCAAATGCTTTGGGCTTATCCCGGTTTGAATGAAATACACGTTTTGCCGCATATTATCCAATTCGATTGCCGCCAATTCGGGGGTTTTGCTCCGGGCGTATCTTATCGCCTTTTCAATATGCGTGTCGAAATCCTGCAAATCGGAACCAATCCCGGCATCAACTAACAACATTTTGTTGTACTTATGAAATCGCAACATCGGCAATTCGTCGATTGCGTCGTATATCTCAACGGTGCGTTCTCCTATCTTAACGCTTTTCATAGCAAAAAACGGGTTATCATTGTGGAACAAAAGGGAACCAACAACAACGTCGGGTTCCCGGTTATAAACGCCAAAAGGATTGCCAAAGCAACCCCCGCCCAAAAGGACAAACAGAAATCGCAATTAAACATCTTTGCGAAAAACTCGTTGCCGTGGACTTGTACCCATTCGATAACCTGCCATTTGCGTAACAAGGTCAAACCGAATGCAGCAACCAAAGCAACCACGACCGTATAAAATAAAAATGCTTGCATACACTTTGTTTTAATCAGTTAAACACGTTTCATCAATTCCCAATTCCCCGGCAAACCGGAACCCGGCGAACGGGTGCATTAAAAATTGATTGTCTATTTCGTCCAAAGTGAACCCGGCAAATATGTTTTCCGCCTTTGTGTACACTCTGTTTATTGTCATGGAACCGGAACGCAACCAAATACCGCCGTTCAATACCCGCATGATTTGTTGTTTGACCGCCTCCGTATTCCGGTTGTTGGGGTCGTTGGTTATCGTGCGCATATCAAACCAAAAGATAACCGAAAACGGCGTTGTATATTTGTTTTGTTCGCCGGGGAACCAATCAATTTGTTGCGGGTCGTCCAACACGAAAAATGAAAAATTCCCTATATTACTATCCGGGGCAATCAACATATATTCATTGCCGCCGACGTAAATATTAGGCGTGTAATATCGTTTCCCTTGTATGGACTTAACCAACCGTTCAGAACGTCCAAAGGAATAGTTAAGCCACGGCAACCCGTCCGCCAATCCCTTTTGAATATTTGCAATAACCCGGTCGAATAACTCCGGGTTCTTTATGATAGGCACTTTATCCATTTCCGTATATTGTTTTTTTTGCTTTGGTTAGCAAATCCGGGTAAACGTATTGCCAAATCAATTTAGCAATGTTTTCGTTCGTCAATCCCAATATTTGCCGCCCATACTTTTTTATCAAATCTTCTGTTTTGAAATCCGACGCCTTAATTTCAAATTGTTTGTCGCCGACTTCCAAGTAAAAACTACTCTCAAAATCGCCCTCATCCCGTAACGTTACCCGGTTTGTCGGTTGTCCCTTTTCCTCCTTAATGGCTATTGTTAGCGGGGTATAAGGTCGATAATCCATAATGTCAACGCCCAATCGGTTAATACCTTGTTCAAATAATTGTTCCTCGGCGTTGGCATCAATGATAAACGCCGTTGTCATTCCGTCGTCGATTATGTCCCGTATAATCAACCCGGACGTCAACCCGTCGTTAAATGTATTAACCCGGTTGCGCAAATCAATTATTGATTGTAACCCCG